TGAACTTACGCGGTGGCACCTGCGCACCCACTGGCGCAAGCGTAGAACCCAGCCGCACGGTCAGCAATGAGAAGCTGCCGCCCATGCTGATCACCTCGCCAACGTAGACGCCAATCAACAGCTGGCCGGCCTGCGGCGCAGCATTGCTTAACCGCGTATCGAACTCGTAGAGCTTGATCTCACAAAGCCGGTTGAAGTTCAGCGCATCCTTAAAAGTCTGCAGCAGCCGCTCAGTAGCCGGGATGTCGATCGTAATGCCCACGTCGGTGCCAGGCGTGCCGCCGATCAGGCCGTTCACCACGAAGGGCTGATACTCCCAAGTGGCGCTGTCCCATGTGACAGCTTCGTTCACGTAGTAACTCTGAAACCGCTCGTAGGTGGTCGCACCGTTGTAGATCCGCAGGTATTGCGCTTGGCCTCTGTTGCTCATCAGGCCAGCCCCTGATAACGCCGCCCAGCGTAGGAGCGGCTATTGCCCAGCAGGTTGGACGCCAGCGAGGTCAACGAGCGCTCGAGATCCTCGATCGTCACATAGCGCTGGCCGTCCTGTTGCAACACCGGGCCAGTCTGCACCTGAATGGTGGTGTTGCCCTGGCTTGCGCTAGCCCGACCGGTGCGGCCGCCTTCATTGCGCAGCACCGCATCGCCACGCTTGCCCATCAGATAGTTCAATGCAGCGCGGCCCATCTTGGATTCGGGCACGATGTACTCACGCTCGCGGCCTTCACCCACCAGGGCAACAGTCGGCTTATCAACCACGCCGCCAGTAGCAAAGCGTGGCAGCCGCACTTCGCTGACCGTCGGGATGTTTGGCAGCTTCAATGCTGACAGCGCACGATTAGCGCCGGCTATCAGTTTGTTGATCCCGCTGATGGCGCCATTGATGAATTTCTCAACCAAGCCGATGTAGCCGTTGAAGACGGACTTGATAAATCGACCCACTGCATCAAACGGGCCGCGCAACGCATCGGCCAATCCCTTAAATGCGCGCTGGATGCCGTCAACGACAGCCTTCGCGCCATCCATGATCGGCTTGACCAGGTGGTCATTGAACACCTTTACCTGATCAGAGAAGAACTTGCCGACAGCCTTGAGCGCATCGCCTACCTTGTCGCGGAAGGCGTAGATCGCAACGCCAGCAGCAACCAGCAGGGCAATCCAGCCGACTGGGCCAGAGAACACAGCAGCGATAGCCGATAGGAATCCACCGCTACCGGTGAGGATCGCAATCAGGCCGCCGATTGCTTTGCCGATGCTGATGATCGTCATGATCGTGGGTGCTAGCAGCGCAAATGCTGCAACCACAGCAGTAACGCCCACCACGATCTGCTGCATCCCGGGCGGCATCTGCTTGATTGCTTCCACGATCTGAATGATGACCGCCACGGCCTTCTCAAGCATTGGCTGCAGGATTGGCATCAGATCCCTGATCAATGTGGCCAGACCCTCGGCAATGCTTGTGATCAGTGGCAGCAATGCCGTGACCGCTTCATTGAATGGGCCGGCGATAGATCGAGCAATGTTGTTGAGCGAATCATTGAATTGATCAGCCGCCTGGGCCATCTCCGTATCGATGGTTGCGGCGTATTGACTGAGCGCATCACGGCCCTGATTCAACATCGGAATCAGATTGGCACCGCTCTTGCCGAAGAGCTCCATGGCCAGCGCCGTCTTCTCAGCGCCGTCTGGCAGCTTGGCGAACTTGTCCGCCACGCCCAGCATGATCTCATCAAGGCTCAGGATCTTGCCGCGTGCATCACGGGTGGCGACCCCAATCTTGCCCAGCGCCTCTGAAGTGGCTGATGCAGGGTCAACGATGCCGCGAGCAAGGCGCCCCATCGCCTTGCCGACCTCATCAATGGTGCTGCCGCTATCCTCTGCCGCTGCACCGAACCGGCTCAGGCTTTCGACCGCAACGCCAGTGCGGATGCTCAGATCGTTCAGGTTGTCGGCCGTATCAATCGCGCCCTTAGCCAATGCCGTTACGCCTGCAATCGCAGCAGCAGGCACCAAGGCGCCCAGGCCCTTGAAGCCTGAGAACGCATTGCTCGCCGCCTTGGCCTGCGTTGCCGTCTTGCCTAGCGCATTGTTGAGGCCATTGATCTCATTCTCCCCGGTGACCTTGGCTTTGATAGTCAGCGCCGTGGTCATATCCAGGGCCATGGCTCAATCCCTGCGCTCGTTCACGATCTCAACCACTCTAGCCTCGATGGTCTGCAGATCATCCAACACCGCCAACGGATCAGCGATGCGCTGCAGTTCCATCACCCACCGCACTGCGTTGTAGTCCAATCCCAGCAGGCCACTCGGGCCGCTGCGCCATTGCGTCTGCACGGTGAGGAATACCTGCAGCGCCGGCCATGCATCAGGCTCCACCTCGTAATGCTCAGCCTCCTCTGGCTCCGGCATCTCGATGCCCATCAGTGCGGCATCTGCTGCTGTGTCGTCGATCGTTGCGCCGCCCGCCCAATACTCAGCGGCGCCGATCAGTTTTTTCGCTTCTGCTCCACCAGCGACTCGAAGTAAGCCTCGATGATGGCGCTGGCCAGCATCGGCACCTCGAGCAGTTGCGCCTTTGCGCCCTTGCTGAATGGCACCGCCTCGCCGTCGCCATCGGTCACGTCTTCCCAGCCCAGGAGGATCTCATCGGCTAGCGACACGTCGCTGATGCTGCCGCGCACATCCTCACCAGCCTCGGCAGCCTTGACGCGGCGCTGCACCTCGGTCTGGATCTCATTGATCCGGCTCTGGCTCAGCCGCTTGAAGACTGCGCTAAAGGTTGCCTTTTCACGCTTGCCGCCATCAGCAGGCATCCGCAGCGTGACTGGCCAGCTGTAACTATCGGACTGCTTGAGAACAAAAGCCAAAGGGCTGAACGTTATCGCTCAGCCCACTATGGGATGCAATCAGCTGAAGGTCAACGTAAGTTCATCGTTACCGGCGCTGCTTGGGATTGCCACGTAGGGCAGGGTCAGCATCTGGATGCCATCCGAGTCCGAATAGGTCGGGTTGAGGATGTCCACGATCGGGGCCAGCATCGTTACCTGATTGCCGGCAGTGGTCCCATGCATGAAGGTCAGCAGGCCGGTGGTGTCGTTGTTGGCGATCGTGAAGTAATCCTTGGCCGCAATGGTTGGCGCCTCGATCATCACCTCACCAGCGGGGGCGCGGTTTGTGATCAGCACCTGCTTGCTGCAGCCCACCAGCTCGCGGTAGACGATCTCATTGGCGATGTCGAGGTTGACCGACATAAGGCAGCAGTCGGCATAGCCGAGCACCGACACGGCCGAGGTGTTGCCAGCCTTGAAGATCAGCGGGGTCGCCTGATCGCTGTAGGTGGTGGCAGGTGCGGCGGTGTCAGTCGGGGCGTTGTAGATGCCCGTCATTGTGAACGCCAGCGTGGGGATTTGACCCACTTCGCAGTTCATCGTGAAGGTGCCGCGGCAGCCAGTCGCCTTGTGCAGGATGCCGTCGTTGTTGAAATAGATCGTGGCGCTCTCGAAACCGGTGCTCACCGGGCGATAGCGCACGTTCGACTCGATGCTGTAGGTGCTGGTGCCATCGGGCGTGAAGGCCGTGGTTGACTTCTGCACCGTTGCAACCTTGGTGCTACCCACGTAATCCGTGATCACACCTTTGCTGCCATCGCCGGTACCGCCCGTGAGCGTAATCACCATGCCGCTGTAGTAGTCGTCAGTCGCGCTAGCGCCTGCGGCCAGGGTGATGCTGCCAGCGGAGCCGGCCTGCGCCGTACCGGTCACATCCGAGCTGGTGGTGGTGGCTGCCATGCCGCAAGCACGCAGCAGCGAATCCACGCGGGAGGCAGTGCCGGAGGTGCCAGAACCTGCAAGCTCTACCTCGAACGTGATCGACACGCGAGCTTGGCTCAGGATCTGCTGGCTGTGGCCCAGATAAGGGCGGATCAGATCACGGCTTACGGTGTCAGCCTCGATCGGTGTGATCTCAAGATTGCGGACCAGAACCGCATCAGTGCCGGCCGGGCTCGAATCGGTCGCGTAGGTCGATTCGATCTTCGTCAGCAGCAGGCGCTTACGGCTTAAGAGCGGCATTGTTCTGGCCCTTTTAGCACCATCCTAGCTGGACAGATCCGTGACACTTGTGCGATAGCGGACTAGGTAATC